CGTCCAGGTGACATTCGCGGCAATTGTCCCGGCCCCCTGAAAGGCGACCCAGTTTGAACTGTCCGCGTCAGCAAAACGGACATCCTTCTGCGCATTGAGCGTGATGTCCCCGGTGAATGTCGCGCCGCCATCCTTGAGCAGCGCGCCGTCAACGGTAACGCCCGCAGCGCTCGTCTTCTCGTTAATTGTGTCCGCGCTGACCGCGCTGTCCTTCAGCAGCACGCCGTCGACGGTAACACCCGCTGCGGCCGTGTACTCAGAAACCGCATCAGACTTAAGCGTCCCGCCGCTGATCGCGAGCACCTTGCCCGTGCCGACATTAAGCCCGACGCTCGTCCCCGATCCGTTCGGATTGAAAAGCGCGTCGAGCGTGTCGAGATCGGTGTTCAGCTTTCCGCCCCAGGTATCGCGCGACGCGCCGACCTCTGGCTTCGTCAGATTTAGGTTCGTCGTGTAGGTGTCGGCCATCTTAAGCTCCCGAGTTCAACCGCTGCCACGTTTCCGCCGAAATGACCGCCGGCGCCCACGTTTCGACGCCAACGGCCGCCGGCACCCAAGCCTGCGCCGGCGTCGGCTCGGGCTGCCACAAGAGGCGCCCGTTGAAAGTCGCGCTCGACGTTGCCGGCATCGTGATCGCGCCGGCCATCCACGCGATTGCCGAGAACTCTGCGCCGCTTGTCGCGGCGACCGAGAGCGACCCCGGACGCACGCGTTCCGGGCCGAACGTCGCGGCGCTCGACGCCGGCATATCGACGGATGCAGCCACGTCGGCAGACGCGGAAAACGCAGCGCCAGACGTGGCGGGGATCGCCGCCGCTCCAGCCGCGATTAATGCAGCCTGAAGCGTCGCGTCAGACGTCGACGCCGCGTCGAAAGCTCCGGCCGCGATCAGCGACGCACCGAGCACGACGTCGCTGGCGCCGGCGACCACCACGGCGCCGTCGAGGACATAACCGGAGCCGTACAGTCCTTCGCCGTAATCAGCGACGCCGTAGTCGGCCACGACGCGCTCCGATCAATCTAGCGTAACGTCGACTTCGCCGATGGCGAAGCGCAGCACGTCGCCGCTATCGATCGCCTTCGACGCGGTGAGATTGCCGAACGCGATCATATTTCCGCTACTCGATGCATCGAACACCGCCGCCGCGACAATCGTTCCCCAGTTACCTGTCGCGGCCGGGAACTCGATAGCGACGCTGTTGCTGGCCGTCGCCGGCGCGCTACCGCTGACCACGAATGTCGCCGCCTGCCGCGCGTAAGATCCGCCGGAGACTTCGGTGCCGCCGCCGGCCTCTCCCGGCGCGACGGTGAACAGCGCGAGATACCACGCCGTCGGGCGCGTCGCCGCGCCGTTCGTCAAGAGCCAGTCGAGGACCAGATCCTCCGCGTAATCGCTTAGCCCGGCCATTAGTAGACCCTCCTCGTGCGCTGGATGAGCGGCGAACCGCTATGCAGGGAACGCTGCGCTTCAGCGTTGAGCGACTCGACGCGAGCGTTGTAGGCGCTAAAGAAAACAGGAACGCGCGCGTCATCGACCAGGAACGGCGCGGCGTGCGTCATCGCGCCGTAAAGATATATGTCCGGCGCCTTCGTCAGCAGCCAGTTCGTCGTGCTCTGATCCGACAGCGGCGTGATCTTCCCGTAATAAATCATCTCGATGTCGATATCGTCGTCTGGTGCCGGCACGATCTCGATCGCGCCGTTCATGAGAGAATAGAACGCCGGCGCGGTGAACGTCTGCGCCTTAATGATCGAATCGCTCTCGTCGAGCGTTATGAACCGTAACGGCTGCGCGCCGTCGACGATATGCAGGTTGATCGCCTCGAGCCAGTCGGCCGGCAGCTGAACATACTGCTGATCGCTTGTCGCCTCGGCGCGGACGATCATCTCGCGCGTGCGCAGCCGAGTGTTGAGATCAGCCTCGGCCAATTGAATAAACGTCTCGATTTGCGACGTCAGGTCCGCGCGGTTCAGCCAATCGGCAACCGCGCTCTTCAGCGTCGCGTAGTTCGTGATCGTCGCCATCAGCAGGCCATCCAATGCGTGCGGTAGGGCAGCGCCTCGTCGCTGAGCAGCCACCTTCGCATTTCCGCGCGATCGCGCAAGATACCGCGCCGGCGCAGATCGAGATAAACCTGCATGGGCATGCGCCCGACGCGGACGAAATCGCCGACGCGCTCAACGCGCGACACGCTGTTCCGCATCTCCTTGTTCTGATCGGCCAGCCGCGTGATGTCGACCGTCGACTCGATGACGATCTTGTTGTCTGTGGTGACGTGCATCTTCTGCACGCTGCCCGACATTTCGTCGACGTCGAGAAGAAACGATCCTGGGGCGAAATGCTCGGCCATGAATGCCTCATGTTAAGAGGGGGCGGGATCACTCCCGCCCCCAGGTGCTCACGCAGAAACCGTCAGGTTGGCGATCGCAGCGTGCGCCTTCTCGCTCTTCACGCGCAGGCCGTATTCGACGACCATTTCCTTCTTGTCGCTGTCGCCGTTCTTCGCGATGTCGAAGGTCCGGAACGGCCGCAGGTAAGAGACCGAGACGTATTCCGGATCCATTACGAACGCGAAGCGCTCATCGGTGAACCGGTTCGGGACGATGGCGACCTCGCCGAAATCGGACAGGTAGACGTCGGCCGTCGCGATGATCTTGAGCGGCGTGGCGTTGTTATACTGGATGCGCTGCTCGGCGAGGCCCGCGAATGTCGACGCGACGGTTTTGTTGTAGGGACCGACCATCAGCACGGTCGGCTCGCCGCCCTCGGTCCAGACGTTCTTAATCGCGTTCTTCAGCATGGTTTCGCCGAACGCGACGTCGGTGGCGGTGGACAGGCTCGTCCACGCCGTGTCCGGATAGCCGTTTCCGTTCGCGCCGCTCATCGCCGGGAGCGTCGCGCTGTTCGCGATCGAGTTCGTGATCAGCCACGTCGGGAAGCCGGCGGTGTTGCGCGCGGTCGACGTCGACCCGGCAGAGCCAGCCTGATTCGACAGGAGGATTTTCTCCATGTCGCGCTTGATCTCTTTCGCCTTCTTCGCCGTTTCGTAGGCCATAACGGTGCGCATGCCGGCGGCGTTGACCGCGTCGGCGGTGCCCGAGACGCTCACGACCTTCGTCGAGATCTGCGTATAATTTGCGACGCGAACAGTCGCCGTAAAATCCATGTTGCCGGCGGCGTCGCCTTCAACAGCCGCGTTCGAGCCGTCAGCCGCCGCGAGCGCGTCGGTCTGCCACTCGAAGTAGGTGTTTTCGCAGGTGTCGCGTCCGATGTTCGACATGAAGGGCGTCGAGGTCGGGCTGATGTCGTAAATGATGTTCGACAGATCCTCACGGATCGCGTTCGACGCGTCGTAGGTCTGCACTTTCGTCACGCTAGTCATGGGTTATCTCCTGCCGTCTAAAAGGCCAAATAGGACAGCCGCGTCCTCGACGCGGCCGGTTTTCGAGAGACGCTGCTTCATTCGCGTGACCTCTGTGGCCGCCTTCGGGCTGTTGACTGCCGTGCCCGCGCGTAGTGGCTTCGGGCCTGCCGCAGCCTGCTGCGGTTGAGGCTTATTCGCCATCAGAGCGTCGTAACGTCGGGCCTTCTCCAGCAGGATGATCGCGCGGGGATCGTAAGCCTGACTTAACTCCTGATCGGAATAGCCCTGCTGTTGACCGTACGCGCGCAGCTTTTGCCGCGCGGCGTTCCACGCCTTTTCATCGCGCCACTCGGCGAATTTCTCGCGCACGAGTTGCTGACCCTTCGCGACGACGTGCTGCAGCTGCTGGCTTTGCTCCGCCTGGGCTTGCGCCGCAAGTCGATTCTGCTCAGCCTGTATCGCAGACAGCTTCTCTTTCGTCTCGCGCCATTGATCCCGGATCAACGGATAATTGATCGGATCTTCACGGTGCAGCTTCGCCCAATCGGGCTCTTGCGGCGTCAGGGCTTCGATCTGCTGGCGCAGCGCGCCGAGCAGCTGCGCGTACTGCGCGCGCTCGGCCATGACCTGCTGTTTTTCGGTCTGAACAACCTGCGCCTCGCTGCGCAGGGCGTTCATCTTTCGCGAATAATCAGCCTGCCTCTGATACCCTGCAGCCGCTTCCTTTACGCTCACCTGCATAACCTTGCCGTCGATCTTGACGGTGATCATGCCGGCGTCGTCGGCTTCGGCTTCGGCGCTCTCATCGGGCGGCTCTGCCGCGACGGCCTGCGCATCGTCAGGCGGCGACGCCAAAGCGTCTGCCTCTCCGCCATCCGCTGCTGTCGTCTCAATGGCCTCGTCGACAGTTTCGACCGCATTGCTGCCGTTCGCGCCGTTCGCTTTCGGCGGTGGTCCGCCTGCGTCGAGCGCGGCAAGCCGCCCTGCGATCTGGTCGAGACCGATTTCCGCTGGCGCGGCCTGCTCGGTCGGTTGATTAAGCATGAACTCTCCTTCTACTGCGTGCCGCGTAGGCGGCGATTAAACGCCATCACGGTTGGCTCTGCCGCGAGAGCGGCAAGCTCCGATCGGACGTCATCTAGCGCGCGGACGCGCGCATGCACGGCCTCGCGATCTTCGAGGCTAGCGGCCTCTCGCCAAATTACAATGTACCGCGCTTCAAGACGTCTGAAGACCTCCATCGCCGCAGCGTCGCGCGCGAGGGCCTGCGCCGCCCGCCATAGGGCGTCCTGCTCGGCGCTAGACATCGAAGCCGCCGCTGTAACCGGCGTAGCCGCCGCCGCTGTAGCCGGTCGACGCTCCGACGCCGCCGCCGTAATCAGCCCCGCCGCCAGAGCCGCCGCCGTAATAGTCGTTTGAATAGGCGCTTAAGATGCCGGATAGCGCTTGCGGCGACATGCCGTACTGGCGCTGCGTCGCAACGCGATCAAGAGCCGAAACGTACTCGTCCGGCATCATGCGAGATACGACAGCCGCATTATACTGCTGCTGCGTCGTCATCGGCCCGAATAGCGACGCCGCGAAACGATCCGGCAGCGGAGAAAAGCCGGCCATGTAAGCCCGCGCCGGATTGATCACGGGTCCGACGCCGAGCGCTGTTAGGTCAGCCTGCGCGCGGCTGATGTCCCGCCCCGTCCCGAGCGCGCCGGCGATGCCGCCGAGCCCCGGAATGCCCATCAGCATCCCCGCGACAGAGCCGATCCTGCCCGTCGCCGTACCGGCCCCGTATTCGCCGATGGGAGGCTCGTAGGACGGTCCTGGCGTCGTCAGCGCACTTGCGTCGCTGGCGCCCGTCCCGAGCATTCCTGCGGCTCCAGGCGCGCCCCCAAGAACGCCCGGATACATCGCCATGACGCGCTGCCACAGCGGCGTGACGCGAGGGGCGTTCAATTGCGGCGCGCGCACCGAAAGCGGAGCGCCGTAAGGTCCGTTCATCGCAGCCCCCCTCCCGGCATTTGCTGATTGCGAAACAGCGCCTGCATTTCAGCGCGCTGACGGTCGACCTCGGCGCGGATCACGGCCATGTCGACCTGCGCGCCGGTCTTCGCCTGTATGTCGTATGCCTTCAGCATTGCGTCGACCATGAGCTTGTCGCGCTCGAAATCAGCCGAGACCATCGCCTTCTGGCGGTCTAGTTCTTGCCGCGCGGCGTTGATGACGATGTCGGCTTGGATCTTCTGCGCCTCGACCTGCGCGAGCATCTGCGCCGGATCCATGCGCGGCTGCTGCTGCATGTTCTGCATCAGCTGCATCATCGCCTGCGGATCAACCTCTTTCACGAATTGCGAAGGATCGCGGAAGCCGGCCAGTTCGATCATTTGCGCGAGCGTCGCACGGTACTGTGACATATCGACAAGAGGATTAGCAGGCCCGAGCAGCTTCAGTATCTCCTCTTGCTTCGCAGCGATGACCTGCAGGAAACCGAGCCGCTGTTCGTCAGAGCCGCGCCCGAGCGCCACGTTGATCGTCATGTCCATTGACGCGTCCCAGCCGCGCGGATCGACGGCAACGAACCGGTTACGCAGGCGCATGATCTTCGCCTTGTCCTGATGCTGAACGAGCATGCGCAGGACGCCCTGGAAACACCGCTTCAGGCCATCGGCGAACAGCCGGGCGATCATCTCGATGCGGTCCTGCGACGCGGACAGCTGCGCCTGGACAGCCGCGCGCGTCGTCGACTGTAAAACGTCAGCGTCGAGCCCCTGCGACGTGCGCGAGATGCCGGTGCGCTGCGTTTTGATCTCGTCGATGTAGGCCAGGACGCCCAGCGCCGGCTGCCCGACAAACGGCGTGGCAAGCGGCTGCACCGCTCCAGGCGCGCGCGCCCGGATCACGGCGCCGGTCTCGTTGTTCAAAACGTCGTCGAGGTTCACCTGCCCCTCGACGACGACCGTGCGCGGGTGGATTGCTTGGGCGAGGCTGTCGAGCATGTTCCGCATGATGCTCGACTTCATCAGCTGCAGGTCCATCGTCTGATCGGCGATCGACTGACCGAAAATCGTGTGTGGCGTCGGATCGGGCGACAGGATCGCGAAAGGGATCTCCTGGACGATCTCGCTGTGCAGGATGTAGCCGCCGTTGCCGACCGTGCAGACCTTATGCATCTCGGCGATGCCGTCGCCGTCGCGATCAACGCGGATATAGCACTCGACGTAATAAACCTTATCGGTGCTCTCGTCGTTCTGATTGGTGATGCCGAAAAACGACTGGTCAGCAGGATTGCGGACAAGCACCTCGTTATTCATCTCAAAGCCGCTGGTGCCGGCGTTCATCTCGATAACGTCGCGTGGGTAGCCCATCGCGACCAGCTCCGAGATCGTCGCCAGCTTGCGGCGCCCAACGAACAGCGCGTCGTCCAGCGACGTCGCTTCGTTGTCGATCAGAAATTGCTCGGGCGGGATCGCCTCGATGCGATAGCGCGGCGTGCGCGTGATCCGCCGTACCGTCAGCGACACGCGCGGCTCCTGCACCTGCTCGCCGAACGGTGTCTGCACCGCGATAATTTCCTCGCTGACGCTCTCGAGGACGACAGCCGGATCGCTCAGGATCAGCTGCATCTCTTCCTGCGAGAGGCCGGAATACGAGTGCCGCTCAACGCTCTCGTCGTAGTAATGCGTCCAGTTCAGGATTCCCGTTTTGAGGATCAACGCGTCCTTGATCGCGTCATGCAGCACGCGAAAGCCGGGGTTCTCCTGGAAGAAGACATAATTGACCAGTTCCGTCGCCTGCTTCGCCGCCTCAATGTCCTCGGGCTGACGGGGGATGAACTCAACGACGTTCTCATTCCCGGTAAAAATCCGCAGCAGCGAAGGAAGCATCGCAAGGACGGTATCGCGCACTTCCGTCAGCACGACGCGCGACCGCCCCCGCTCTTCGTTTCCGAACTCGCGCCCCAAAAAGTAGGCCATCGCGCGCTCGCGCTCCGGCGCGATGTAGCTGTCGATGTAGGTTGCAGCGTCCTGCGTCGCCTGGAAAACGATATACCGGAACTCTTCGTCGGTGAGCGCGCCCTTCGGCGCGATTACGCCCGTCTCGTCGTTCCAAGCGCGCGACGCGGTCGCGCCGATCGGGATCAGATCCGGGTTATAGGCCATCTACGCGCTCCTGCAGCCGAAAGTCGGCGACAATTCGATACCGGAACCGCCGCCGACCGCAATATCAGCGTTTTTTGCCAGCCTTTTTCGCTTCGGACATACCGATCGCGATCGCTTGCGCTCGCGACGTCACTTTCGGCCCCTTCTTCGAGCCCGAATGCAACTTGCCTTCGGCGTATTCGCCCATGACCTTTGACATCTTGGCCTTGCCGGCCTTGCCCATCTTCATGCTTCGCTCTCCTCTATGCGTTTTCCCGTCGCGGCGTCGTCATCCTCGGCCGGAGCAGCCGCGACGTGCTCGTGGCCGAACTCGAATACTCCGACATGACGCACGCGCTGCGATGCGTCGTGGTCGACGAGCACCTCGAAGCCGTGCGCGATCGCACGCTGACAGAAGAACAGATCCTCGCCGATCGTCTTCCGCGCTGTCGGCAGCCACGGCGTCGAGAACCAAGGCTGCGGCAGGCGCCGGAACACGTCAGCGTGCGTGAGGATAGCGCCGAACCCGAGCGCCTCGGCGGGCTCGCGCCCCGTCTTGCCTGCAGACGACAAGCGCCGCTCGTCGGCGACAGACGCGAGGGCCGTCGGACGCGGCGGCAAGCGCCGCGTCGCATAGTTGCAGCCGACGATCGGCGCGTCGCCGGCCACGAGCATGCGGAACAAGTCAGGCGGCACGCGCATGTCGCTGTCGAGCCACAGCAGGACGTCGGCGCCAGCCTGCAGCGCCATCTCGGCAAGCCGGTTCCGCTGCGAGGCGATCAGCGTTCCGCTGATGCAATGCAGATTGACGGCCGAGCCCGCCGGCAGGTCCGACCATATCGTCATCGACAGGCGCGCGAGATCGTAGGCGAAGCCGGTGCAGACCGTGTCGCGCGCGGGGATGCAGATCGAAACCTTCAAAACACGCTCTCCACGACGCTCTGCTCCAGTTCCATGAACCGCGCAACGCGATCGGTGCAGCCGTAGCTCACGACGAGCGTATCGTGCTCGGCGTTGAACGCGAGGCCGGCGCAGAACTCGATAGCATCGCCGTCGAACTTGAACTTGCGGGACAACGCTTTCGGCCGCATGTCGCCGTCGAACGTCAGAAAACGGTGCCAGTACTCCCAGCGCGGCGGGCGCCGTTCCATCCCCTTGTGGTGGACGACGGCGATCCACCCGTCGCGCCAGGGCATCGCGCAGCTGCTCCCGCTTACCTCGGGGATCGACGCCGGCGTGAGGTCGACGTCGATCAGCGTGCCGTCCTCGTACTTCATCAGCCGCCACGGCGCGACGGTATGAACGAAATACAGATCGTCGCCGCGCACCCAGGGCGTCCAGTTTTTTTCAACGTCGCGGTTATCGGGCGACGCCAAGAACATATGGTCGACAAGCCGCATCGTCGATCCGTCGAGACGCGCCAAAGTAAGCGTCCCGCGCCTTTTGCCGCGATAGTGAACGGCCGTTCCGGTTACCCAATACGCTTCGCGCCAAAGAAACAGCCGCAGATCCTCGAGGCCGTCGAGCGCCGGCTGCTCGGCGCGGATATGCCGGTCTTCGAGCAAGTCATGCGACAGCGGCTGCAGCGCGTTGTCCATCCACAGCAGGCTGTTCTGCGTGTCCGGCACGCTCGACGCTAGCGCCGACCCGGTCCAAAAATGATAGCCGTGCTTCAGATCGTAATTTACGGCCCGGACGGTCGCGAGATAGCCGCCGGAAACCTTAAGCACCGACGGGTTGCAGGGCAGGTGCCGCGTCAGAGGCACGACCTCGACGCGGCGCCGCTTCTGCGGAAGATCGGCGAGGACGATCATCTCACCCCCTCGCCTTCCTCTTCGTATTCCTCGCCGTTTTCTTCGTCCTCGTATTCCTCGCCCTCTTCGCCTTCTTCCTCGCCGCCGTCCCGGATCGGCCCGCCGGCGATCCACGCCGAGCAGGTGCGCGCGCCGGCGCACTTGAAGTCGAAGATTTCACAGAACCCGAGATCGCCGGCTTCGACGACGTCCATCGCGTCGCGCTCGCGCCCTTCGCCTTCGAGGCCCTGCTCGATGCAATCAAGCATGCGCTCCGTCTGATTGAACGCGCCGCAATTCCCGCACCGCATCGTGCGCGCCTCGTCGGGCGGGACGTCCCAGACCCGCGCCAGCTTCGTCCAGTAGCTGTCGTTCGGCTCATTCGGGTTCATCGGCCCGTAATTAGCCTTGTCGATCGCCCGGCCGCGATTGCGCAAATTGAGCGTGACATCCTGCGTGGCGCGCGGGCACGCCTCGCCTTCGGCTTCCGGCTCTTCGACGCGCTGCATGCGCTCGCCGATCTCGCTGTAATTCGTCGCCATCTCATTTCCCCTTCCGGCGCGCGGCGCGCATGTTGTCCACAAGGTTCGGATATGGCCTGCCGGCCTCTTTCGCCGCCGCCTTCGCGGCGGTTTTCTTTGCCGGCGACAGCGCCTTGTCGCGCTTGGTCGGGTCCGGCGTTTTCCATACAGGCTTCTTCACGTCACTTCTCCTTCCGTCCCGCGTTGCGCGCGGAAATCGCTTTCGCCTTTGCCTTTGCGTCCGCCTTCGACGACGCGCCCCAAGCGCGCAGCGACAGCAGCAACCGCGTCGGCTTGCCCTTCTCGTCGCGCTCGGGGCCGGGCATGTTGCCCATGCGCGCGAGGAACGACGCGCGGCGCGGGTTGTCGCCAGCCTTCACAGGCGGCTTAAGGTTCATGCCTTCAGCGCGCGCAGATGCGCGCCCCTTGGCGTTCAGGCCGCCGGCGGGGTTCTTGCCCTCGGCGCGCTGCCATGCTGGCGTTTTCGGCATTACACGACCCCTCGAATGTTGCGGATCAGCGGCTTGCCCTTCACCCAGGGCGTTGCACGACCGCCGACGATAGCCGCATCGCCGGCGAATGAAAGGCACAGCGCGTCCGCTAAGTCAGGCGATCGCATGCCGCGCTTGCGCATCGCGTCCTTCGCTTCGACGACGATCTTGCCGCTCGACGCGAACGAATAACGCGGCGCGACCAACTCGTGCCGCAGCGTGTCGTCGCGCGGCAAGCGCACCGCGCGCGTCGACAGCCACCCCTTCACCGACAGCCACAACTCGTCGCGCAGCTTATGCGCCTGCGGGTTCATCGCCGACGCCTCGGCGACGTTGACGTCTCGCACATTGAAGCCGAGTTCACGCAAGCGATCGGCGACGCCGGACCCGAGGCCGATCACGTCGACGCAGATCACCGCCGGAGCGTCGACACGCGCTTCGTGCGCAATCGCGCCGACGGTCCCCATGAGATCGAGTCCGCCCCAGGCGCGCACGCTCTCGACGACAGGCCCGCGACGCTTGCAGAGCGCCGTGCGGTCTGTCCCGAACCGCGCGACGTCGACGCCGTACACGAGCGGCTCGTTCGCCGGCGCCGAGATGTCGCGGACCATCGCCGCGTCGACAAGCTCGGCCGCGATCAGCGTATCGCTGTCCGCCCTCGCGAACTCGCCCAACACGCGGATGCGGTAGGCGTTCGAGTCCTCGCCGTATGTCGCCTTGATCTGCGCGACGAAGTCGCGCGACACGAGCGGGTTGTCGAGGCACGAGACGTGCATTCGATACCAGTCGGACGCTAGCTCGTGATGCGAGCGGTAAAACATCCCGCTGTTGCGGGTCGGGTTCGAGATTAAAATCGTCGTCGCCGAGTGTCCCGACATCGACCCGGCTGCAGCCTCGAACACAGGCTCGGGGATCGCCGACGCTTCGTCGGCGACGAGCAAAACGTGCTCGGAGTGCACGCCCGCGAGCGCCTCGGGGCGCTCCGACGACGACGTGCGCGCCGAGATAAAGCTCGACTCGGGCGCGCCGGCAAACTGGATGCGATCGCTCTGGACCTCGAACGACGCGCGCAGCGCCGCCGGCAGGCGGTTTACTTGGGCACGCAATTCCGAATAGAGCGCATCGAACAGCTGGCCGGCCGTTGGCGCGGTAACGACGGCCTTTTGCGGAAACCGCGTCACCATGTGCCAGATCAGCGCCCAGCTGCAGGCCGTCGATTTCCCGACGCCGTGCCCGGCCCGCACCGAGATCCGCCGCTCGCCCGACGCTACCGCGTTCAGAAAGCGCTCCTGCCAGGGCAGTGGCGCCGCGCCGAGCACCTCGCGCACGAAAGCTACCGGCCGAGACCGGTAGGCTTCGATCAGATCGACAAACGTTTGAGTCGACGCGCTCACAGCATGCCCTCTTTCTGCAGCAGGTGGCGCATCAGCGCGCGCACTTTTGCCTGGATCTCGCCGCCCTCTGACGCGCGGATGTAGGCGTGCTTGCGAGCCCTCTTGCTGCTCTCGACGGCCACGGCTTCAGCCTGCCGTTCCGCGACGTGCTCGCGCAGCATCCGCTCGAAAGGCTTCAACGCGCTGAGGATAACCTCTTGCCGTTCATTCGTTTCCACGGGCTTCCTCCTCAATCGCAGCAAGCGCCTTCAGCGCCGCGTCAGCCTGCCGGTGCGACCAGCGCTCGCGCACGTCGCCGTCCTGATCGCGCACGATCGCAAGCGCGTCACGAGCGGCGCGATACAACATCTCCCTCAACGCAAGCTCCTGCAGGGCCTGCTCCAGCAGAACCTGAAGGCGCATCGCCGCCTGCTTCCAATCTTCCATTTTCCAATCCCCTTCCACTTTTTAAATCCATCTTCCGGCGCATCAATCTAAAAGCACTCAGATCTCTATTGAATTTTCCAATCTCCGACGCCGGCATCTCAAGCGTCGTGAACCTATGTCGACACCGCCGACACTCGCGGCGACGACGGACATATAGATTGTTCGCTCGCGTGTCGACGACGCGGGTCACGCCGTGGCGGCAATGCACGCACGGATATCCGCTCACGGCTAAAGCTCCGTCGTTTTGATCGTCATCTTTTGTTTGATCCCAATATGAAGAACATGACGAAGGCTCCTGCGACGAGCGTCGACACGATCCCCAGAACGAAAGTCCCACCGCACATCAACGATCCCCTTCTGCGCTCTCCGGCGCGGCGATCTCAGGCAGCGGCGCGCGCACGACGTTGATGGTGTCGCCGGCGTAGAGCCACGCCCCGACGTTATGCCACTCGCGTTTCAACGTGCCTTGATGGCTGGCGAGAACCTCCGAGCCAAGGGCAAGAGCCTCCCGCAGCCGCTCGACCTCGGCTTCGAGCCGTCTGATTTTCGCAACCGCAAGCCAGTCGGCGTCAAATGTGTTTGTCCACTCACCTCCACACTCTTTGCAAAGTCGGCTCAGCTTGGTGAAACCGTCCTCGTTCTTGACAACACGCACGGTCGTTCCGATCCGCTCACACTGTGGGCAGACCGAGTCTATCAATCGCTCGCTCATGGCTTGGTCTCCTCCACCATAATCCCCGCGCGCCGCATAGCGCAGATCCTGGAAAACCACAGGGTGCGCTCTGCTTCACGGGACGCTTCGGTGCGCTCTCGATCCGAGTCAGCGTGCGATGTCTGCCGCATGACCTTCTCGATGATCCTCCTGTCTTCTTCTGTCATCGACGCATCGATGAAGGTCTTCGGGAATCGAACGCACAGCGATGTGCCGATTACGGCTAGGATCTCGGTCCGCCCAAGAGACGCCTCCGTCAGCGTTTCTAGATACCACTCGTTATGTCGCACGAGATGCTTGTTTTGCCTCTTTAGCTCCTCGACCTCGGCCAGCAGGAAGGCGCGATCCTCGTCGGCGCCCGCACGGATCCCTTCCTGGTGCCGCGCGCGGATCTCCTCGATCTTATCGGTCATGGCTTGACCTCCAGCGCCTTGCGGGCGATCTCGATAAGTTCCTCAACGACGATGTCCCACTCAAACCCGGCCGGTCCGACTGTTTCGTATCGAGAGATATGTAACAACACCTCGCGCAGCCGCTCGACCTCGGCGCGCGCCTCGTCGCGCTCGCGGGTCAGCTTTTCGATCTCATCTGCCGCATCCTTCATCAATAATGATCGAATGCGACAGGGGCAAGATATCTCCAGACCTTTGAAGTCCGGCATGGTGACCCGCAGCTTTTGGGTGATGTCGTCGCTCATTTCTTCGTCCTCCCTCGGTATGGGTTTTCATGCACCCGTTTCCTGTCCCAGTTTGAGGCGAACCATCCCTCCCCCCAAGCCTCGGCCATGCGCTTGCGGATGAGGCGGTCGATCTCTTGAGCCGTCGCTTCAATATGAGCGCCGTGTATCGCCCAGTTCTCTGCCATGCGCTGCGCGATGCGCTCGCCGTCTGTTTTGCGTCGGCTCATGACCTGCCCCCACCGCAAGTGACGCCGGGCGGGTTGCGTCGCGGACAGAATGAGTTCTGGCAACTCGCGTTCGCGCCAGCCGGACACAGGCAACCCGCAGCGGTCTCGTAATGAATCGGGAAGCCTTGCCGCAGGCCCTTCCTCAGCCGCTCGACCTCGGCCAGCAGCCATGCGCGGTCCTCGTCGGCGCCGGCACGCACCCCTTCCTCGTGCCGCGCGCGGATCTCTGCCAGCTTCTTGTCGTCGCTCATCGCCCGTCGTCCCTCTCCACAATCACGAAACCCGCGTCGTCGATCGCCTGCAGCCACCGCTCCGCGTGAGCACGCACCTCAGCACGCGCGCCGTCGCCGATCGAGCGCCAAGCCGGCAACCCGACAGCGTCGATCGACCACCACGCGCGTGCGATTGCGTCGACTATCCTCTCACTCATCTTTTTCCCTCCCCCGGCGCGTCGACACGATCCGCAATTCATAACCCGCCGCCACGATCGCCGCGTGGATCAGCGACAGCTTCGGATCCCGCGCGCCCTGGCGCCACTTCGCCAACGTCGATCGGTTGACGCCGATGCGGCGCGCATACGCATCGATATCCCCAGCGCAATCCCGAACGACGATCTCGAACAGCCGCCGCACGATCGGATCGCAGCCCGGTGCCGCATGCTTCGCCCGCCGGCGGGCGTTGGCGATTCCGCCCAGCGGGGCGATATCCCGCAGATGCGCGTCTCGAGCCGGCCATCGCCGTTCCCCGCCGCTCATGAGCTCGCCTCCGACGCGAGCATCGCCGGCGGCGGCAGGCCGTAAGAGCCGACCGCGCGCGTCCGGTAGTCCTCGAACCGCTGCCCCTTCATGCGGTGCTTCCACACTTCCTCGGGGTCGCGCCTCCAGGCGCCCTGCTCGGGCAGCAGCACCGCGTGGCGTTTGCCCTCGGCGACCTCGTAGTAGCGGACGCCCTCGCGCGAAAGCCGGTGATCGGTGCGCGTGTGCAACAACAGCTGCCGGCGGCACAACGTGCCGAGCGCCGTCGCCCAGGTCGCGCGCGGCACGCCCGGCGTCTCGTCGATGACGTCGGCGACGCAGAACTCGCCTCGCAGGTGGCGGACAATCGCGAACGCCTCGACGAGCGTCAGCGTCTTCTTGGCGACGCGCGCGCGCGCGTCGAACAGATCAAGCTGCATCATGGCTGCTCCCCAGCAGACGCGGACAGGATCGCCCGCGTCGGCGGAGAATGCATGCGTTGCGCGCGACGCGTCAAGGGGCGCGTGACGCTGTTTTTTTTGGCGGGGCGCGGTGGCGCGATGCGGGGTACGGGGGGGCGGGGTGCGCGGGGGCGGGGCGCGGAGCGCGGAGCGCGCGGGGCGCGGGGAAATTGAGCGCGGAGCGCGCGGGGGCTGCCGCAGCCGCCGCCGCCTCCGGTGGTCGCCCCCGCCGGGGGGCCGCGCGGGCGCCCGGCGGCCAGCACCTCGAGGTCAGCGCGCCGGCGTGCCGCCCCTGGCGCCAGGGCGCGCGATGCGCCACGCCGCCGGCACGGCGGATGGCGCGGGTAGGGTCCGCGTCGCGCCGTGCTCGCGCGGCGCACCGCGCATCTCGTTAAGTCGTTGATATTCCTACGTTTTGCGCTGCACAAGTCGCATAAGATCCATTATCAAAAATCGATGCTGCGCTGCACACTAGCGTTTTCAAGGGGTTACGTCCTCGGCGACGACATCGACGATTTTCGCGTCATGCTGCACCGCAGCAATTCCACTTTTCGCGCGCTCCGCGATCTGCTGTAGGGCGGCAAGGTGGAGCTCATGCGTATGCGTGTGCACCACGTCGACTTGCGCTTTCGGCCGTCCGAAATTGCGATCGAGGATCTCGCGCGCCGCGCCCAGCGCGACCTGTTCGTTACTGCTCTCGAGCAGCTCGCCGAGCCGCTCGGCGGCGCGCATCGACAGGCGCTTAACGATCCGCGCGGTCGCCTGGAGCCGGCGGTCGCGACCGCCCGGATTGAGGTTCGCGCCGCCCTTCGTAACCCGCCCGCGTTCATCCCGCTTAACGAGGCCTGCCGACTCTCCGGTGTTAAGCACCTGTGGCTCCGTTACAATGTAACACTTTCCCGCTTCCCGCTCCCATCGCCCCTACCCCCGCCCGTTAACACGCACGCTAGCCCGGTTTTCCTGGCCGTACAACGCTTCTGACGAGCCGTCCGCTACCCCTGTAGCGGCCACCCCGCCAGCGTCGCTGTAGACCCCCTTAAAACGGGATTTCGTCCTCGAGGCCATGTTCCGCTTCCGTTCCTTGCGCCGCCACCCTGGTCACGACCGCGCCGGGGAAGGCCGCCTTCGCCGCGTCCGCCGACACCGCCGCCCGCGACCACCGGTGGCGCCACACTCTCAGCAATTCCGGCAAACTGACGACCGTCTCGCCGTCGACCGCCAGCCCCGGCGCTGCCGCGTCGCGATCGTGCATCGTCACGACGTACCGCGTTCCGTCGATCGTCGCACCGACGACGCCGCCCGGCAATGGGCTGGCGCCGAGCGCGGCCGCCTCGGCGTCGAGCGCCTGCCACCCGCGCATCAGGACGGCCGCCCGCTTAACGACGTCCTCGACGACGCCAGACGCGACCGCCTCGTCGAGGCGCCGGCGCGCCGACGCGAACCGGGCTGCCGTCTCCGGCCCGACAAGCGCCTCAACGCGCCCCGGCCCCCACTTCCGCTCCACGTCGGCCGCGACACGGTCGAGCGGCGCGAGCGCGGCTGCCACCGCATCCGCCCGCAGCATCTCGTCGAGGCTCATCGCCCTGATCGGCTCCCTGACCGGCGCCTCGCGCCGCTTGCTCGTCTTGCCCGTCATCGTCCTGTCCCTCTCCTCGTCTCGGTGGTGGTGGTGGTGGTGCGGCACCTCCACCCTTCCCTTCAAACTCTCCCCGCCGCCCGCCAGGGCGCTGCCGCACCTGCAGCACCCCTTGGCCCCCTAAAGGGGGCCTAAAGGTGGTGCGGCAGGGTGCGGCATCTGCCCGCTCCTGCGCAGCACCTGCTGCGCCCTGGTGCTGCAAGGTGCTGCAACGGTGCTGCAGACACCCCCTATTTCGCCCCCGCCAGACACCAAGCTGGGCTCGTCCTGCCCCGCGTCCCGGAGGCGACCTCGACCCTCTCGATGAGCCCCGCCGACACCCAGGCCGTCGTCATGTCGCGAACCATGCCGCGCCACCGGGCCGCCTCGACGTTCGCCGACAGGTCCGGCAGCGCGTCGCGCAGGACGTGACCGATCCACCGGGACGACTGATCGCTGACGCGGAGCGGATCGCCCTGCCGCTCGGCTTTCCCGATCTCGGCGAGCGCTCGGGTCCGGTGATCGTCCCGGACGACGTCCCAGGTGCTGGGCGGCTCCCACCGCTCGACGACGCCGACGCTGTCGCCGCCCCGCAGCCCGGTGCCGTTGCCGAGCTCGACGGACGCGAGGCGGATCCACGACGCGCTGCGTGCCGGCGAGAGGTTCGTCTTCGCGTCGTCGATGCGCGCATAGCGGCCCCGCTCGGCGACGGGCACGCCGAGCCGGATGGCGTCCTGCTCCGCCATCGGCTGCAGGATCCGCGCGACGCGCGCAGCGCCGATCAACGCCGTGCCGCCCCGGATGCTGTCGGCGGACGCATCCTCGTTTCCTTGTATTTTGCGAAAATGATGGACGATCTCGACGCTGACGCTGGTCTGGTCGGCGATTGACCGCCACGCCGCGACGACGTGATGCATCGCGCCGTTGTCGTTTTCTGACACGGCGTGAGACCCGACGAACGGATCGACGATCAGGACGCTGACGTTGCTGCGGCGGATCACCGCGACGACGGCGTCGACGACGGGACGGTGGACGACGACGCCGTCCCGCCCCTCAGACGCGATTAACAAAGGCACGTCGCGCCCCGCGTCGAGCAGCAGGCGCCCCTCGATCTCGTCGCGCGCAATGCCGTGATGGCGCGCCGCAGCCGCGATTCGCCTCTGCATCTCGTCGAGCGGATCCTCGAGGTTCAACGCCCAGACGACGCCACGCTCATGAACGTCCTCTCCGAGCAGCCGCCGGCCGCTGGCGATCGCCAACGCTTCGGCGACGTACAGGCTCGTCTTGCCGACGCCGCCGGCCGACGCGAGGACCGAGACGTGCCCCCGCAGCAGGCTCCGGCCGTAAATCCACCGCCGTGCCGGGATCTGCTCCGGCTCGATCCACCGGAACGCGTTGCCGAGCCCGCCAGGAGCCTCAGGAAGCGCGCTGGCCTCTTCTGGCGCCTCCGGTGCTGCCGGCGCTGCAGGCGCGTCCTGCGGCCCGGAAACAGGCCCTGGCGTCGATGCTTGCGGCTCTTGTGCCTGTGCCGTCTCAGCCGGCGGGCTGCCGGCCACCAACGGCCGGGCGGCGAGCCGCGCCTCGAGCCGATCGGCTGCCGTCTGCGCCGTCTGGTCGCGCGGGGCGATCGCCCGCCACGCCGCCTTGAGATCGCCGCCGTGCTGCGTTTTCGCGAGGACGGCGAACGCATCGTGCAGCCGCCCGGAGAACAGGCACGCGCTGCCGTGATGGGAGTATGCGACCCAATCGCCGCGCTGGCCTCGGAACACGACGACGCCCGGCATCCCGGTCTCGCTGCCGGGCCGCAGGAACCGGTGCCGGTCGTCTCGGTCCTTCCAGCAGTATCGATAGCCCTGGCTCTCGAGCGCCTGCCTCATCCACTCGAAGCCGGCGCTCTTGTTGAACGCGTCGATCACGCCGCCGGCGTCGCCGGCCATGCGCGTCGTCGCCGGAACGGCGACGAGCTTGTCCTCGCGCGCCTCGGCACGCAGCCGGTCGAGGTAGCGCGTTTCGCACGCGCGCACGTCGAGCCACGGCGCATCTGCGCGCGACGCGGCGCGAAACGTCCTGAGCGCTTCTGTCGTCGCGACGCGCGGCAAATACCAAGGTTGCGACCATCGCAGGTTCTCGACCGCGTCGTCGACGAGGCACCCCGCGCCGCGCAGCCGCTCGATGACGTAGCCGACGCACCAGCTGAGTTCCTCGGGCGATTGCAGGCGCGCCACTGGCAGGATGAGGCGCCACTTCGGGCGCTCCGGCGCGTGGCTATACGACGTGTGCAGGGCGAACGCGACGCCGATCGACGCCGCCGCCTCAACCGCGACGTCGAATGCCGGCGCGCCGGGCGCGATCTCGCCGGTCGTCGGATCGAACGACGCATCGCCGTCAATGACCACCAGCTGCGCCGTGCGCAGCGCGTCGTCGTGCCGGCGCGGCTCGGTCAGGTCGCCGCCCCGGATATAGTACGACCCGTCCTTAGCGCCGGTGCGTGGCTGCGCCAGCCGCGCAGCGAAGTCCGGCCAGGAATATTCGCGCGGCTCTAGCGCGACGTCGGTCTTCCCGCCGCGCGCAAACGCGACGCGAAGCATTGCCGTTTCCAACTGATCTGATATGTCGGTCATGCGCTTGCTGCGACCGTCTGCATCGCGGTCCTCCCCCTGTCGGCAGGCGTGGCTTGCGCGGAGGCGAGTTATCCCTTTCCTCGCCTCCGCGCGCCGAACTCGTCAGAACTCGTCGTCGCCTGCAGGCGCGGATACCGGCGCGGGCTTAGGTGCAGGCTGCGGTGCGGGTGTTGGCGCCGCTGCTGGCGCGCCGCTCATCTCCGGCGGACGCGGGATCATCCTGACGAGCTTCCATTGGATATCGCGCGTCGCGCCCTTACCGATCTTAACCGGCACGCTGCCGGTGATCTCGACCAGCGGCACGAGGCCTTTGCCGTGTTCGGCCTCGGTCTGATTGTAGATCGCTTCAACGAAGCGCGTCGTCGCCACCGCATTGCTGCAGATCTCGCGCACGACGCGATCGCCGAACGCGCTCGGCGACAGCACGTCTACCGAGACGCCGACTTTCGCCTCGCCGCCTGGGTTCGGCGTCTTTTTGTTGCCCGGCCACGGCATCCAATTGCGCGTGCCGGCGCCAAGCTCCAGCCAACCGAGCGCCATATTCTCGACATCGATCGCCAGCTGACGCGGCGTGACGACGCGCGTGCCGCCGTCGGCGGACGACGCCTGCCATTGATCCATCTGCGCGCTGAAACGCAACCACGGCTTGCCGGAACCGCCACCGGAAGAGATTGAAATCGGCATTGAAGCGTCCTCGCATTAAAGCATGCACGCAGAGCCGCTGCCGTGCGCCGGGTGCCCGGAAACCGCCGGGCGCGGATCTCGATGTCAGGCGTTCAGCTGAACAGCTGCGCAGCGCCGCCGTAGGCGAGCAGGGCCGCTTCAGCGCGGCCGTCGTCCGCCTTGCGCGCGAAGAGCGCCGCGTGGCGCGGCATGAGTTCGGCCGCGCGCAGGCGCGATCCGTCCTTCCCTTCGCGGACGTGCAGCAGCCGCCGCCACCGCTGCGGCGTGATCCGCTCGACGGGGATGGCGAGCCCCGCCAGCACGCCCTCGACGATGCCGACGCTGCGGCCGAATTGAAACATGCTGCTGACGCCCTGGCCGGGCCTCGCACCGACCTGCTCGACGTAGGCAATCAGCGACAGCGCCTCTTCGCCACGCAGGATCTGCGCGAGATGCGACGCGCTGACTTCGCGCTTCGCCCTGCCGCCCCGCTCGACGTGCAGCGTCGGCATGTCGTGGACGGTCAGGCCGCCGGTCGCGGGCCGGAAGAGCGCGACCGCCCCCGTCGCGCCGGGATCGACGCCGATCACGAGGCTATGCGTTGCGAGTGCCTTCATGGCCCTGCCCCCTTGTCGCGCAGAACGACGTCATATCCGGCCGCGTGCGCGAGCCTGATCAGCGTCGACAGACGCATGCGTCCGTCTTGCTTGGCGCGCAGCGCCCACAATCTGTTGGCGCCGACGCCGCCGTCTGCGCATAGCTTTCGGCCGCTGATCCCGCGCGCGTTCATGCTGTACTGTAGCGCGTCGAGGACGTCGGCCTCGTTGCGGACCTCGATGTCGATCATGCGCTGGCCCAGCGCGGCAAAGACACGCGGTGGACGATCGGCTCGTATCCCATCTGCTCGCGCGGGATCTCGCCGAGCGTGAGCGCCGCATAGCGCTCAAACGCCTTCTTGATCTGCGCGCGCCCGATCCCGAGCGCGTGTTCGTCTAGCTCGGCGACCAGAACGTTGAACGGCGCGCTCGTCTCGCAAAAAACGAAAACGAACCGCTCGGCGAACATTCCCTGCGCTTCGAGCGCGTCGCGGTAATGCGCTTCCTGGACGTGATAGCTGAACGACGCGATCGCCTTCGCGACGCCCTCGGGGCTCGCGTCGATCGTCGTCTTGAGATCGGCGATCGTCGATCCGCTCACCGCGTCGATCCGCGCCTTACAGCGCACGCCGTCGCGATGCCAGAGGCTCGTGATCTCCGTCTGAGCGCCGCTGAACAACTGCCACGCGATCGGATGTTGGCGCACCGCCTCGGCGACGCGCTGCGCGCGATCGTAGTCGCTT